GTTTGGTAATTTAACCAGACTGGTAATTTAATACTACCGCAGACTAATATGAACGCTAGCCCGGCAACTACTAGTTTGCCAGGTATAACTTGGACTGACGGTACCTTCCAAACCGGTGGAACTATTAAGGTCCCGCAATATCAAAGTTTTAGGGTCGAAACCAATGTCCCACCAGGCGGTGCAGGCAACGTTGAAATTAATCAAACTAGAATAAAAACCAGTAGTCTAGGTTTCCTTGTAGAAGTAGGTAATGGAAATTATTACTCTTTTAATGGTCAACAAAAAAGATTTTCCCATAGCGAGTCCAATGGATATATTGCTTTTGGAACAGAAACTCGCGACCAAACCGGACATTTCAATGACATAGAAATTAAGAGTTATGGTGATGGCACCAATGGTAATGTTTACATTACCGCAGGCACTAACCCTACATCAACTCGTTGGGCCTTCCAGCAGACAGGTAAAATCAGATTTCCAGATGCATCTCAACAATCAACCGCATGGACTGGTAATATTGATACTGCTAATGGTTACATTAATTTCACTGGTAGTCCAGCACCGGGTACTAGCGGAATTACTTTTGCTGATGGTACTTCACAAACCACAGCATGGACACGATCCGCTGCCCAAGTACAATCAACACCTCCCGCAAGTCCAGTTACTGGTCAGCTCTACTATGACACCGATGATGGTAGAACTTACATCTACACAGGTGCGGCCTGGATTGACGCCAATCCAGCTGGTGGTGGGGGCAGTGCTGCACTAGATGAAGCATTTGGTAATCTCACAGCAGCCACTGGTGTTGTTACGCATGACTGTACTACTAATAGACTGTTTTATCATACCTCAATGTCTGCTAACTTTACTGCTAACTTTACTAACTTAAATCTATCAGCAGGTAGATCTACCAGTATTAGTCTTGTATTGGTTCAAGGTGGCACTGCTAGAATGGTTACAGCAGTACAGATTGGCGGTGTGGCTCAAACTATTACTTGGCAAGGATCCGCTAGTGCGCCAGCTGGTAATGCTAATAGAACAGATGCTGTGACATTTAGTATACTTAATGTTGGGGGCACATACACAGTACTAGGTATGATGACATCATTTGGTGGTGTATAATCGTGTTTGGAGGATTTAGTAAATCATTCGGTTATGGGCGTCGTGGCGTTACTAGTCCTTATACAGAAACAGTTCCTGACATTTCCGGCACCACTAACATAGCTTGGACAGATAATACTTACTTTGACTTTTGGACAAGTAATACTTCCACTACAACAGATATTTTAGGATCAGTGCAGAATCGTTGTTTTCAATTGTGTTTTGCACACCAAGCCGTAATTATATCCAATGATAGTGTTAATAGACTAGCAGTAGGTACTTACTCTACGCAAGTTGCTAGTCCTAAGCGTTGGTATTATGCCGTTGGCATAGCCCCATATGTACAACGAGTAGGTCTCAGTCATAGCGGGCTGTCCAGTGACAGTACCAGTAATTTAACATCCAGTTCGGGTGCTTTTGTACAACATCCAGCTGGTGCTAGTATGACTGTGCCTGCAAATACTTGGTTTATTGTGGGCCATAGTATTATTCCTTTTCGAGCAGCTAGAACACTGGCTGCACCAAGAACTGCACAAATCGGCGGATCCAATATTGTAACAGCATTTCCTACCATATATGAATATGCTAGTCAAAGTGAATCACGCAGTCCATTGCAATTAGGTGGCTTTGGTCGTCCTATTAGAGTATGGCAAGGTTACAGCCATGTCATGAGCATGAAGTTTAGACTATATGAGGCTACTGGGTCTGCTGTTTCTGTAGTGGCTCAATCACCATTCGCAGGCGGCGGTAATAGTTATCAGTTTAGCTCGAATGTCAACAGTTATCTATCCAGAGCAGCCAGCGACGATTGGGCCTTAGGCACAGGTAATTTTACCATAGAGTGGTTTGGTTATCAAACAGACACCACACAATTCCAGCGTGTATTTACAGTAGGCGACTATAGTGGTGGTCTCAGTCCTATCACCATTGGTGTTAGTATAGAAAGTGGTACATTTTATTATTGGCGTAACGGCTCGGCTACCAATGTTGGGTCTGCCAACAACGGTAATGCTTGGGTGCATTGGGCCATTGTACGCAGCAGTAGTGTTACTAGAATATATCGCAATGGTGTACAGTTTGGTAGTAATATTAATGACACCACCGACTACAATAATCTTGTGCGTGATTTATATATAGGCAATACTAATACACCAGCTACTAATGCTGCTTTTGTGGGTTATATTACTAACTTTCGCTGGATTAAGGGGTGGGCAGTGTATAGCGGTAGTTTCACAGTACCAACATCTGCTTTGACCACTACTGCTAGTGCAAACCCATATGGTGGTTCTAATACTTCCGCTATTACAGCTGGACTTACACGACTTTTACTTGTACCATAATGGAATAAACTATGCTTGATAATCTACCACTCAATGCTGAAAATGGCGATGTGTTTACCACACATAAAGGTGTACAATATACTTTTGATGGAGTCAAATGGCGAGGTACTGTTCCTCCCCCACCTGAACCCAGTGTAGTAGCAGGACCGCAGGGTGCACAGGGTCCAGCTGGTGAAATGGGGGCCACTGGTATCACTGGCCAACCTGGACCAGCAGGTAGTGCAGGAGCGACAGGTATCACAGGAGCTACTGGTCCACAAGGGCCAAAGGGCGATAATGGTGAACCGGGTGCAACAGGACCAGCTGGTGTTAGCATAACCTCAGCGGTGGTAACTAATGGTAACTTGATTATTACAAGATCAGACGGATCCACTATCAACGCTGGACCAGTGGCCGCTTCTAGTACTACAAGCACTGCTCCGGCTGGTGTGCGTATGGTAGGAGGTGCGCCTAATCCATTTGCTCCGGTTATAGTTTCAGCACCTCCAGGTTACAAGGCTGCTAACATAGATGATGGTATCGAATTATCATTAGACACTTTGGCTGTTCAATTAGCCCCTAGTGGTAATCGTAGTCTACAGTTTAGAGTGACCACAGGTACATTAACAGTAAACATCACAGGACAGATCTACTGGGCCAAAGGTGACTACAGTGGTAACTGGGATGCAAGATATTGGAATGGCAATACTTTAACTACCACATGGCAACAACCATTCACATGGAGTTTTCCATGGCAAGGTGATGTAGCCATTTACAATGTACAAGACGTTACCAATCGTAGATTTTACAGAATCACACTCAGCATCGGTGGTGGATATAAAAAGAACACCATTATTATGGAAAGAATGGTATAGTTGCTGAGTTGTGTTTGTAGTCAACATCGTGTATAATATTAAAGATGTTGACTGCTGTTCAAGACGCTGTATTACAACTACTACCCTCTCGACGCCGCACCAGTTCGAGTGGATGGATCTCATTCAACGCACCTTGTTGTCATCACCGCGGACATAAACCCGACACTAGAAGTCGCGGTGGCATTATTGTAAACACAGACGGTGCTGTGACTTTTCATTGTTTTAACTGCCAATTTAAAACTGGTTATCGACCCGGCCAACATTTAGGATATCGGTTTAGGAGATTACTGTCTTGGTTAGGCGCAGATGAAAATACTATAAATCGGCTGGTCATAGAAACAGTTAGGATCAAAGATATAGCTGGTACTAGATCCATTGAACCCGAATCTGTTGAAATCGACTTCAAGGCTCGTGCACTTCCTGATCCAGTTTATTTGGTAGAGCAAGATGCTGCTGCGTTAAAATACTGCCAAGACCGTGGCATTGACTTAAATAAATATCCCATGCTGGTAACTGACCGCACCGAGTACAATCTTAATCGCAGAGTAATAATACCATTTACTTGGCAAAATAGATTAATTGGATATACAGCAAGAGCCTGGGACGCCGCAGTCAAACCCAAATACCATAGCCAATATGAGCCTAATTATGTTTACAACATGGATCAACAACGCCCACACGCTGAATTTGTGATTGTATGCGAAGGTCCATTTGATGCCATGGCCATAGATGGTATAGCGGTACTTGGGAACGATTGTTCGGAAACACAAGCTGACATCATTGACAGTCTAGGACGAGAAGTCATACTAGTACCAGACCAGGATCGTGCGGGTCAACAACTGATTCGACGAGCACAAGAATACGGTTGGTCGGTGGCATTCCCGGTCTGGGCAGAAACGTCAAAAGACATCAATGAAGCTGTAACACGATATGGTAAGTTGTTTGTGCTTAAAAGCATATTAGATTCCAAAGAAACCAGCAGATTAAAAATTGAACTATTAAGGAAGCGTTTAAATTAGTATGACTGACTACACAGTAGACCTACAACGACTATTTCTCGAGTTCATGCTTACTGATGCACAGAGTTTTGTGCGTGTGCAAAATATCTATAACCCAGAAAACTTTGATCGTACCTTGCGTGAAGCTGCTAAATTCATACAAGATCATGTTGCAAAGCACACAGTATTGCCCACAGTAGAACAAGTACGAGCTGTTAGCGGAGTTGAAGTCGCACTAGTGCCTGAACTGGATTCTAGGCATTTAGAGTGGTTCATGGAGGAGTTTGAAACTTTTACTCGCAGACAGGAACTAGAACGGGCCATTCTAAAGTCAGCTGACTTAATTGAAAAAGGTGATTTTAATCCAGTTGAAAAGCTAATCAAAGATGCTGTACAGATTAGTTTGACTCGAGACCTAGGCACAGACTACTGGAGCGATCCTACCGATCGTATTAATCGTTACTTTAACTCGGGTGGACAAGTCAGCACAGGTTGGCCACAGCTAGACAAGATCATGTATGGCGGATTTAGCCGAGGTGAACTCAATATCTTTGCTGGTGGATCAGGATCGGGCAAGAGCTTGGTCATGATGAATATTGCCTTGAACTGGTTACAGCAGGGATTACATGGTGTTTATATCACACTAGAACTCAGCGAAGAATTAACTAGTTTACGCACTGATGCCATGTTAACTGACATGAGTACTAGAGACATACGCAGAGACATTGAAAACACTGGTCTTAAGGTCAAAATGGCTGGTCGCCGAGCGGGTAGTTATCGTGTTAAATACTTGCCAGCACAAAGCACAGTAAATGACATACGCAGTTATATCAAAGAGTATCAGGTTCAAACCAATAATCGTGTTGACTTTGTTATGATTGATTATTTAGATTTGTTGATGCCAGTTAGTGCCAAAGTAAGTCCTAATGATTTGTTTGTCAAGGACAAGTATGTCAGTGAAGAACTGCGTAACTTAAGTAAAGAATTGGGTATGTTAATGATCACTGCCTCGCAGTTGAATCGAAGTGCTGTGGAAGAAGTCGAGTTTGATCATAGTCATATTTCGGGTGGTATCAGTAAAATTAACACAGCAGATAATGTGTTTGGTATTTTTACTAGTAGAGCCATGCGTGAACGAGGCAAGTATCAAATACAGTGTATGAAATCGCGTAGTAGCACTGGTGTAGGCATGAAACTGGATTTAGACTACAACATAGAAACCATGCGTATTACAGATTCTGGCAGTGACGATTCGTCTCAAAGAACCGAAGATCGTACTTCGTCCATTATGAATAAAATCAAGTCCACTAGTAATGCCGCAACAGACGTGCAGTCTGTACCTAAAGGTGTGCAAGCTGACACTAGCAAATTAAAGCAAATGATCGCAGGCTTACGCGGTAATCAACAGGTATAATATAAATATAGTATCCGGGAGATTCTGTTGCAAAAGCGTACTCGTAGTATATTAACTGAACTTGACAGTTTTAAGTTAGAGCGTGATCGCGAAAATTTCGTAGAGACTCGCGCGGCCAATGTTATTCAAAGTGCCATACATCTACTACATTATATTAAAGAAAACTATGACAATGACACAGCTCAAGATCTAGAGCGTAGATTAGTTAATAGTATACGCAGCGGGGATCTAGCAAAATTTCAACGAGGCATAAGGCGAGTTAAAGATGATGTTTAAGTATTCAACATCATAAGGTAAGGAATACATAATGAAATCTAGAGAAATCGTAGTTGAATATCCGACCCCGTTAGCGGCTAGACAAGCAGTTGGTACTGTTCGTGGAGCAGTACAAGGTTTTAAATCGGGCGGATTCGGTGGTGCTGTTAGTGGTGCTACAGCTGGTTTTGCTCAGGGTCTAGGTGATCAACGAGTAGCCAACACATCTAACCGAGTATATGGTGACTGGGCTAGAATTGTCAAAAACCTGCCACTTGGTACCGACTACACTACAGAATTAGTCAATTATATAGATCAAAGATTCTCTAAGTATGTAGAGCCAGGTAAAAGTCAAGTGCCTGTGCCCACAATTGCCAATGCCACAGATTATCGGGCAATGCAGCA